AGAAGATGCAAGAATCTTAGAACCATTTTCAAGTTCTAAACTCCCTTTGTTCCATGACATTACTCCCTGTTGTAACCATTTTGGTAAATGTTCATATGCAAGTTGTAGTCTTCCTAACAAATCTCTTGCCACTGCGGCCTTATTAGCAAGTATAGCGACATTAACTGTTGGATTAAACAAAACGTAGTGCAGAAGGTATGCCAGGATAGTAGTAGACTTCCCAGACTGTCTTGGTAGTTTACATATAGTAAACCGATTATTGTGGAATGTACCTATCATCTCCTTCTGAAAATCATATAACTTAAAAGGAACAAGACCCTCATCTATATTAATAATCTTAATATATTCTTGTATAAAATATACTGGGTCTTTCATACATTGAGTATACTCCTCTACTTCTTTCTTTGTCCAATTCTGTTGAACATTTGCTTTTTTGAGATTAGGATTTCCCAGATAAACTGATTCAGACATTTACATTATACCCCAAAACTTTCACCGCAACCACAACTACTCGTAGATGTTGGATTTTTTACAGTTAGAAATGAACCTCCAAGTTCTGTTATATAATCTATAGTACTACCTAAGACATATACCTCAGCTAAACTATCTAGTACCAACACATCATCTATCGGTTCTGACCATTTGACATCAGGCCAATTCTTCTTGAAATCCCAAACATATTGAAATCCTGAGCAGCCACCGCCCTTTACACCTAAAGTTACATAGTCTCCATTGGAAACTGATTTTAAGTATTTCCTTGCCACTTCAGTGAGAGTAACTGGCTGTTTCATTCCTTTCCCTTCATCAATTTCTGCAACTCTGCTGTAGAACCTACGAACAATGCATTAGTTACATTCTTCGGAGCAGAGTTAGGTACGTCCTGTAACCTTCTCATTTTCTCTTGCAAGTCTCCAAGTTTTTCAGTAACCTCTGCAACATTTTTGATGAGTTGCCCGGCGACTTCATAGGCTCTTGGATGTTCTCCTTCTTTGGCGAGCTCGAGTATGCCGTCAATAGCGACGGAACCCCGTTCAACCAATTTGTAGAAATTTTCTCTTTGGTATTCATAATCTTTCTCTATATCCTGTTCTTTATCTACGACAACAAGTTCTGTTACAGGAGTCTCTGTAACCTCTAATTCTTTTCCAATAACACCCAAGGCACTATCTATAGTTTTAGTATCCATTATTCCACTCCATATCTTGTTCTATATGAAAGGTCAGTAGCATTATTATGACGAACTTCTGAAATTTCATTCATACTTGTAGAATGTGGATTATATAGTTCTCCAAACTCTTCTTTTAATTTAGTACTCTTCTTGGTTCCACAGAATTTTTTACATACCCTTAGTGCCTTATCGGGTTCTTTTATCAAACCTTCATAAAACTCTGTCCACTCCTTAGAAGTAAGTATATCGTCAATCATATCTACATTACTTAGTTTTAAGTGGTCTTGAAAGAATATTTTTTCAACACCCACATAATCTTCTGGTTCTTGTTTATCTACAGTCTGATAGGGGTCTAACCAACAACAAGGGATTAAATACCCTCTAGCAGAATACCCATAACCTTTACCTGATAAACATTTAGGTTCTAATTTTCTTTTCACTGGCATAATGAACTCCTCTGCAACCACTGTTCTTCATTCCAAAGTTTCTTATCCCCTACATCTTTTTCTCTATTATTAACTTCAGTAGTAGTAAATGGTTTGCTACTGACATAATTTTCTCTCTTTTTTGGTCTAAGACTGTCTTCATCTCCACCTCTCCATCTAGAGGAATATAATTTTATAAATCTAATTCCAGCATCCGTTGCATGTTTCTGAACCTCATCTATATGATCTTCATTATAACTAAAAACTATACATTGCTGTTCAACCTGTAATCCCATATCCTTGGCGATTAATGCCATTCTCCAAAGTTTTTCACCGTCCTGATTAATTCTATACAACATACTTTCTTCTGGAAATCCATCTATACCAAATCTCCAGACCGCATTTTTGTTAAGTTCAAAAGCTTCTCTATACCATTTCTCTGACCTATGTGAAGCTGCGGTTGCAACACACACATAAGCATTTTCTTCATTACATCTACGCAAAATATCATGAAATTTTGAATGAGCCGTTGGGTCTGAAATTTGTCCACAAAAAAGAATATTAGTAAAATGCATAAGTATCTTATCAAAATCTTCAAGGGAAATATCGTGTCCAGGCGGTTTCATACCAGCCATTGCATAATCCTGTCTTCTACATCTTAAACATTCTAGAGGACATCTTGCACCTATATCTAAATTAATTTTATTACGATACTTCGCTTTATATATTAATTCATTATCTGATAACTTATCATTGTTACCTTTTTCCCAATGGTCACGTTGACTTATAACCTTATTTTTTAATGAACGCTTTGCTATACGTTCTAAAAGATCAAGTTGTTTCAACTCACCATTACTAAATTCTTCTGGCACCTTTACTACTCATCCTCACCTGTTTCTGGATTAAATACTTGTGCATCTTCAAAGAAAGAACTTGATTCATTAAATCCAAAATCATCATCTGCATCGGCAGTAAGAGGATTCGGTGTAACTACTAATCTCTGTTCTCTCCTTGGAGACTGATCAGGTAAATCCGTAAACTGGTCTGCTTGTACAGTTTTAATAACTCGACTAGAACTAACTGGCCCGTAGAGATAAAACTTAGCAGTAAAAACTAATGTATAGATTATAGCTCGTCTGGTTGTAAACTCTCCCTCATAACTATCCTCATAAGATACACTATTAAGAACTAAAGGAATGTCTCTTTTAATTCCCATATCTGACATATCATTAATAGTCACTGTATAGTCAGGTTGAAAGTAAGGTAAAACTTGTTCCACAATTTGTAGTGCATCTTCAGATTGTTTCGCCATTACATAAAGTTCAAATCCAAGATTATAAGGAACAGGCATATACTGTGTGTCTAGTTGGTCTGCCTTTGCACCCTTAACTTTCTTGAACTTCTGTACACGATTAAGTTTACGAGTTGCATCGTAGTCTAGATTCTTAATTTCAAATCCTATACGTGGAAGTGTAACTGCAACCTGTTTAGTAAGGTCTGCATCTTCTCGCAATCGAACTAGAAACTTTTCCTTAGGCCCATATGCAAGAGGAACTTTCATAGTTTGAATTATTGTTCCAGTACCATCTTTACGAACCAAGTGTATATTGTTGAATATCGATCCAAATGCAACAACCACCTTCCTCATGGTTTCGTGATAAAATTGTTGTCCTAACATTATTATGTTCCTCCAGCATCACCGAAAGGATTTCTTTCGGAGAAGTCTAATACGTCATCATCAAGGGAATCAAACAGTTCATTTTGTGTAGTCTTATCTTGCGACATATCACCTACTACATAATCTTCATTAAGTAAGTAAGAATCATCACCACTATCTGCTGGGTTCTCTAATATAATACTTTCTCCAACACTACTTGTATCGTTCTCACCAATGAGGTTATCTCCACTAGTCTCTTCTAATAGGAGTCCTTGATCTCCATTACTACTTATACCGATTTCTAATCGTATATTTTCATTAACAAAGGCAGTTTGTTCTAAGGTCATCTGATAACCAAGAGAATCTAAGGTATGTTCTGTTTCTATTGCATCTATAGCTACAATATCTGTATCAATAACCTCAGAACTATAATCGAATAGTCTACAGCTTAATTTATATACTGGATTATTGTCTAATTGATAGAAAGGTGAATCATGGTCTACAAAGTTTATTTGGAATATCTTATCCATAACAGGATGATATACCAAATCACCTTCTAAGGGTCTATCTGCATCTGTAGAAGTTGCTTCTGAAATTAAGTAACCTCCTTCAAACGAACCACTAATATCTACTACGCTACTGTCTAAAGTTCCTGACTCTAATGATATAGAACCACTTAAAGTATCAGTACCACTTTCTATTGTAACCTGTTTAGTTAAATCTTGAAACCTAGTCTTACTTACTACAAAGGTAACCTCACTTAGATTTTGTAAACCAAATTGGGTCATCATTTCTCGTTCACCAGCAAACCCACCGTCACCATCTTGTACATACATCTCTATCTTATTTTGTGTAGTAAACTGTGCGAGATTATCCTCACCCCAGAGGGTATCCTCATTAGTCAAAGTTCTGTCTAGGTAATATACATCATGACCATAAATCTGAATTGCCTCTGTGACTAAATTAGAGTAAAGCGATTGTTCGGTTGCAATTGCATGGGCATTGCTGGTATGAAAAAATGAATTTACAGCCATAGTTTATCCTATACCAAACATTATTGGCGGTTCGTTACCTAATATCGTTGTTTCTATTTCTTTAATTTCTTCTTGTGCTTGTGTAAAGAGAGTATCACCATTCATAGTAACTCCACCTAATGTTGCAACACCACTAAACTTAGATAGGTTTGCCCCCCATTGTCTTTTAATTAAAGCTGTCGCATATCTTTTTAAATGGATGTCATCATAAATGTCTGTATATACCGTGGGGTCTAGTTTACGAAAACATTCAACAATAATATAATCTTCATCAGCAACAAAATCGTTAGACCAATCAGCGTCAATATAAAGACGATTCGTATGTTCTTTAAAACGAATGGGTGTTTCTCCAACAAGAATGTGTTCTAGAAAATCTATATTATTCATCATCATCTGGTAGTGAACAACAGAAGTGGAAGACAAATCATACAAGTCGTTTAAATGTAACTGATATCTGGCATCAAACATATTTGCACCAGTTCCAGTTCCAGTTAAAGGAAATACCTGTACTACAGAAACAACTGAACTAGGTAATGGTATATAATTATTACCCTCATCCCAATCTGCGGTTATAGTATTATCTACTATATCTGTACCTGTAGTGGTTGTATTTGCTTGTCCTCTAGTAACTTCTGCAGCTGTCACTAGATGTTTAAGATACATTCTTTCTATACCGTCATAGTGGTACTGTGCAAAATATTGAAGTGCTTCATCTATACGATCATCTGCTTGGTCATCAGAGATATTAATATCAATGACTCCATAACCCAATGCTCGTAGACAATAATTCTTAAATGTTGCTTTTGTTGTTGGTACTGCCATAATTCCCTACCTTTTATTATATTTATAAAAGAAGAGGTCTAGTTACTACGCAATTATCACCGTCAAAGTAACTCTGTTTGACGAAATTTACCCCCGTATATGCGTATAAAGCACTCAATTTTGGATATGACCATATTGTTTCACACCCTCTTTTTCTTCCATAATCTATAGTCTCATTTAATAACCAAGTAGATAAACCTAATCCTCTATGTTTAGGATGTACCCATAACCCCCTAGACCTATACATTTTAAGTCCACATTGAGATCCTGAGTTAACACCCACTATTTCTTCATATATTTCTCCATAATAACTAACATATTTAATTGCAATAAAAACAGAAGTTTTTCGATACCTTTTAATATCCAACTGTTTTATAACTTTATTCCCTTCCAAAGTCCATGTACTAAGGTGTGGAATTTCTTCTCTATCTTTCCATAAATCCGACTTCCACACCTCACATATCTCTTCAAACGAGATTGGTTGTATATAGTACAGCTATTTTCCCCAATAATATTCTGCGGCATAATTATAAGGTGTAAATGCTTTGTTCTTATAAGGAACAACTTTACTAGCCCATTTCTTTTGACTTGCAAGAACCTTCCGAAACCATTTGTTATTTTTGGATTCTTCTTTAAACATAATATCTATAGTTTTCAATTCTGCAACAAGAATATCAGGTGGTGTCTTCATGATTCGCACCCCATGCTCTTCAACCATTCTTGATAACGCTCTTGCGTTTTCGGATTGTATCCAAGTGAGCCACCACAAATAGGACTCATATGCAGCAGAACGCACTGCGGCACGTTGAGAGTCAGATAGACTCCTCCAGATACCACCATTAATAAGAAGGTCACCAGTATTGCTATGTTCATGTAAACTATTTAGATAGTAATATTTCCAGATAGTTGGAAATCCCAATCTTTCATCTTCAAGTCCACCTACGAACTCTGCACAATTGATTACGCCCTTCTGTCCAGCAGCAAGTATCTCACCACCAGGCATACCAATTGTCTGCATACCCATACGTGCGTATAGTTCTACATTAATACCTGTCTGTCTACACTTGAAGTTTTTCAAGTCTGCGAGGTCTTTAATGGGACGGTGAAACCACCCCAAAGGTTGGTTCTGTGTAGGCATAACAGGGAAAGGGACTACATCCAGTTTCAACACTTCTTGATAGAATGTACGATACATCTCTAGACCACCACCGTGAAACATCCACCCCAAGAAATCGATACCATCCATTCCATATGGGCCTCCTAAAGGAGAGTTAAATAGTCCAAGAGTTTTATCCTTACCCACCCAATAATAACTCTGTGTCCATGCACCTCCCACTGCACCAGAGGCTGTTGCATCAAGAACTTGAAAGGCTGGGACTAAAGCACCAGCAGGTTTAATCTCCATCTGAACTTCACCACCAGTTAGAACTTTAACTTTATCTGCAATGAACTTTGCTTGTTCATTGAAAGTACTAACAGCAGGATAAGAACTTGCGATTAAGATTTTTGTGCCCGCAGATGCAGGGGAAAAGGTTAATAGGATGGCAACTGCAGCCATATAAATATATTTCATGATTACTCCTTATTCAAATCACTTCCTAATTATTTAGGTACGTTGGTAACCACGTTGCTATAGTAGGAACCATAAAAAGTATTATTACAGCAAGTACTTGTATCAACATGAAAGGCATCATACCTTTAAATATCATACCCAAGTCCCATTCGGGAACTACCTGTTTTATATAATATGATGTTAATGCAACAGGTGGTGTTAAATATGCAGTCTGTATAACTATTCCCAAACAAACTGCAAACCATAACATATCTACACCAGAACTAATAAGAACAGGTAAGAATATGGGAACAAATACCAATACAACTACAGGCCATTCGAAAGGCCATCCCAGTAGATGACATAGTACGAGTATACTACCGACCAATGCCCACGGAGGTATTGGTAGTGAATTCAGTGTGTTTACTATCACGTTATCGCCTCCGA